CTACATCACCTGTATCGTTGATATATTCGCATGCACTATTGAGTTTTTCAAGTGCTCTCTCAAGCAATGGTGTCATTGCTCTCCCTGTTCTGACATCAATCTTCATCCATGCACTCCGTGATCAAGTCATTACCAAGTAGCTGTGCGGCTGTGTTCACACGCTTGCGCAGATAATCCATTCGATTCTCTTGAAGATGACAAAATTCTGAGATCTTCTGTACAGACTCTGTGCCGATTGTGAGCTTTGATAGATACTCTTCAAGCTGTTCGATGTTATAGATATGTTCCATTATGATGGCTCCTTTAGCTCATTCAGATATTCTTGGTATCGAGCTTCAACGTCAACACCGAATAGTGAGAAGTATATTGACTCCACTGCCAGTTTGTCAAGCTCTTTCACTCGATGGATCTCTTCGATGATCTCCTCGATGCAGAACTTCAATGCCTCATCGTAGTCGTCATCATATCCAGTTTGTTTGTCAATCATGACATCAATATCCTTTTTAGTTCGGCTATAGTTTTATTTGTCCAAGCACTGAGTTGCTTCAGTGTGATGTGTGGGTTACTGTCGTAGAGTTCACAGATCTCTTGGTTAGTCATGTTATTCACTCCATTCCATCAACTAAACGCTGAACCAATACATCTGTGTATTGAGTCAAGCAACCATCCACTGCAACTTTTAAGTCCTGTACAGTGTCATCTGCGACTGTACCAAAGAAATCATCTTCTGTCGAGTATTCTTTGATTCTTTTATCCAGTGCCCTGACTAGAGTTACTGTGCTTACGTTGTCCATGCTTTAATTGCCTCTTCTAGGTCATTACAATAGAAACCTGCTACTGCAGGCTTACCTTCCTTTGGTTCAAGCGATTCAGCAATACTCTTGAATCTACTGTATCCAAATGTGTCCCCGATCATATCAGCTTCTTCAGCGAGAAACAATGCCCATTGATAGGCTGATTCACCTGTTAAGCCTCCCATGAACTTCTCACGCTGTACTGAAGGAAGTTTACCACTCATATCATATATCCTATCTGTCTATATAGTATCTATTTATTAAGTTATTACAGTAATAATAATTAGATATACATTAATAAACCAATAACATAGTAACTAGTTATCTATATAGTATATCTATATAGTTAAGAGTAATCTGTTCTATCTGCTATGTCAAGATAACTATTGATATCTAAAATATCATTAAAATCAACATCTTCTGAGTCATTGCTAATAGTAGAGTAACAATGGTTACAAAGATCTATGAACTCTCCAGTGATCTGTGACTTTCTTGTAGCCTCTGAATCATTCAGTTCCATGTTGCAAGCTAAACATCTCATAATACATTTCTCCATCTGCTTCATATTAAAATATAGATCTGCCTTATGTCAAATCAAATCTATGATCTGCTTGATAAAATACTAGATCTGCTTGATAACTTTAGCACATGTAGATGTCAAATGCAAATAAGAATCATTCGCATTCGCAAATCGTTCGCATTTACAACCGCAAATAAGAATCATTCGCAAATGCAAATGAGAATCATTTACAAATAGGAATCATTCGCACAATGCAAACCATTCGCATCGGTGAATCATTCGCATTGTAATAAAATTTCAGCAGCCTAAAAATTGGCATGGTTTATGCATTAGCAAAATTCGTGCCAAAATTCAAATTCAGACGCAAAATATGCGCATATAATTAGTCGTAGTCCTTAGAGCGATTTTAAGCGCCTCTGAGAGCCGATAGCGTGAAACCGGTACACTAGCATTAAAAAAAATAGATCGTCGATTTAGGTTTTTTGGCATGGTTGTTGCTACGTGTGCGCATGCGCATATAAAGGTCGAAACCATATAACCAAATGATATAGTGATATAACAAAATAGTCTTAGACTTTAAAATTTAGGTATGGTGTAATTACTACATCGGCTGGCATCAAGGCCTACCGATTAACTTAAACCAAAACAGGACTATGAACATGAAAAATATTATTCGGACTACAATTGAGTTTTTCAAGTATAACAAAGAAGAACGCATTGCTCGCTATATGGTGCGCCAATATTGGCCAACCTTGGACGTACAATTCGCCAAAGAGAAAAACGGTACGGTTCGGTTTTATACCGATAGACTAGGCCTGCAGGGTTTCTATCGTATTCGCAAAAATAAAATGCGTCCGATAGCTGGCGAAGCTTACGATAGTTTCTCACAAATTCACTGCGGCCTAATCACTATCGCTGTTGAAGCGCCCAAAGGTAGGGACATTTGGAACTTTAGCGTAAGCGCTGAGAAGTAATTTCAACCACGGGAGCGCCCTAGCAATAGGGCGTTTTTTATCATGATAGAATCACAAGCTTTCGGAATCGATAATGGTGCAATGTTTCTTATTATCGTTTTTGGTTTAATCGGTCTTTATAGTATGGTGACAAAATGAGTTTCAAAACAGTCAACCCAAAGATTAACGCATATACCCAAACAAGCGCTGACAATAACGCCGACATGGTTATGATGGTTGTTTTATCGATTCAGCAACCATGGCATGCCATAGGCGACCAAATGCGAGACTATAAAGCTTTAGGCGCTGATAGTCGTTTCGTCTGGGGCAACAAGCGCAAAACCTTTGAGTGGTTGCAGGACAATAAAGAAGCGCTTTACCGGGATGCAATGGACGCTAACAATATCAAACTTGGTAAATATCGTGACCGAGCGCTAATGGATGCGTTTTTACAGGTTCCCGGTTTAGGTCTTGCTAAAGCAGGCTTTTGTTGTCAGCTATTCGCCGGGCGTGTTGGGTGTATAGACGTTCACAATTTACGCCGATTGAATATAGCGCCTAGTGTCTTGAATATGTCGAAATCCGTCCAAGTTGAAACAAGACATAAAAAGATTGACGCATATGTTAGCGCATGCAAACAACGCCGGGTTTCTTGGTTATGGGATACATGGTGTAACCTAATCGCAAAGAAAGACCCTAAACGATGGGTAGATGGTGAACATGTTAGCGCTGTTCACTATGATTACTTGGTGCAATGATGGTGAACATTATAGACGATATTATAGACTTCATCGTTGAATTGTTATTCCATTAATCGAATCCCGGTCTAATCAACCGGGTTTTTTTTTTGTCTCGGTTTAGGCCTTCACCAATCCAACCTTATAGGGTACTATATCGGCCCATCTACTTTCAAGTCTTTACAGTCTATATTATCTTAGACCATGGTATAATAACGTAGCCTTCAAAGTTGGCATAGATCTTGCTAGACTTTACAGCCTATGTCGATTGGCATAGTCTATGCAATAGCAAATATCATGCCAACCTTTGATGGCCTATGAAGTTGGCATAGTCTATGCAATAGCAAGGATCGTGCCAAGTCTTCAAAGTCAATGCAAATCGTAATCGTAATGCAAATGATTCGCATTCAGCCGACTTTGATACTATTTAGGCCTACGCCATTATTTTAGGCCGGGAGCGTCTTTTTAGTCGTCAACATCATCGTAGTTACTTCATAGACTTGCAAGAGACTAAAATTAGAAAAAAATGCATAATTATGAAAAAAATACAAAGACTATACAGTCTTTACAACTTTTTGATAACTTTACAGATTCTGTTCTGAAGCAATCTTAGTATAATAGACTAAAAAAGGCTTGCATTTGCTTGATTTAAATGATAAACTATTACTATAAGATGGAGAAACCATGCAGAGTCCCATGACAGAGACAATAGAACCTAAAAGAAAACGTGGTAGACCACGAAAGACAGAGGTAGAAGCCAAGAAAAGAGGCAATAGAGGCGTTGTAGGCCGTCCACCGGGCGATGCCGCACGTATTAACGAGTTCAAAGCTCGTTTATTAGCCACGTCAGGCGACAAAGTAATTAACAAGATTATCCATATTGCTTTAAATGATGAACATCCCGGCCAAATGGCGGCATTAAAGATGTGTATGGATAGAGTATTACCGATGTCTTATTTTGAAAAGGATAAAATGTCTCAAGGTAAGAGTGCTGTGAATATCACAATTACCGGTGTTAACGGAGACACTAAGATAGTTGGCTCTGAAGAAGACATTATCGATATAACACCGGAGGATTAATGATAAAACCTGAACTACTTGACACAATCAAAGAAGACCTTATCCGACATGAAGGATATGTGACTTCAATTTATTTGGATTCTGAGAACTTACCAACTTTTGGTATCGGTCACTTGGTCACTGAGCAGGATATAGAATTTTCTTGGCCTATAGGAACACCAGTGACTGACGAAAGGATCTTAAATGTTTTTGCTGAAGACTGCAATGATGCCTATACAGACGCATGTGCAGTTTTCTTAAATCTTGAAAGCCATCCTGATGACGTTATTCGTGTCTGTGTGAATATGGCATTCAATCTTGGACGTAATAGACTCAGTAAATTTAAAAAAATGATTACTGCAGTCAATGAAGGCAACTACGATACAGCCGCTGATGAAATGGTAGATAGTAAATGGTATCGTCAAGTAAAGAGGCGTGGTGTAGAACTGGTTGATCTTATGAGGTCTGTCCCAGTTGGATCTTAATATTGAGTTGCTTCCTTGGCAACAAGATGTTTTTGAAACTGATGTTCGTTTTAAAATTGTAGCGGCAGGTCGTCGTACCGGCAAGTCTCGATTAGCGGCTTGGATGTTGATTATCAATGCACTCCAAACTGAACGTGGTCATGTATTCTACGTTGCACCGACTCAAGGACAGGCCAGAGACATTATGTGGAATACCTTGTTAGAACTTGGTAATCCTGTGATCTCTGGTAGCCATGTGAACAACATGCAAATCAAGCTTATTAATGGAGCGACGATTTCATTAAAGGGCGCTGACAGACCAGAGACGATGCGTGGTGTCTCTCTGAAGTTTCTTGTGTTAGATGAATATGCGGATATGAAGCCTAGTGTATGGGAAACCGTACTGAGGCCTGCACTAGCTGACCAAAAAGGTTCTGCGTTATTTATTGGGACACCTCTTGGCCGAAATCATTTTTATGACTTGTATAAGTATGCTGAGTTAGGTGATGACCAAACATATCAAGCATGGCACTTTACCAGTTACGATAATCCGTTGCTTGACCCTGAAGAAATTGATACAGCAAAGCAGTCAATGTCATCCTATGCCTTTAGGCAGGAATTTATGGCGAGCTTTGAGGCATTGGGTTCTGAGATCTTCAAAGAAGACTGGATACAATTCAGCAATAACGAACCAGATGATGGTGATTATTATATTGCTGTGGATTTAGCAGGCTTTGCAGATGTTGCCTCCAATGCCACAGGTAAAAGTAAAAAACTTGATAAGACAGCAATTGCAATTGTCAAAGCGAGTCCTGATGGTTGGTATGTTGCTGACATTTTAGCCGGTCGTTGGGATATTAAAAAGACTGCAAAGAAAATATTTGATGCAGTGTCTGCTTATCAACCTGTTGCAGTCGGTATTGAAAAAGGTGCATTGAGAAATGCAGTAATACCTTACCTCACTGATTTAATGAAATCTGGAAACAGGTACTTCCGGATTGAAGAGCTTACACACGGTAACAAGAAAAAAACAG